CAGGACCTTGCTCCTGCCAATCATTTATTACCACCTGATTATTAATACGCATATAAAAACCATCATCACTACTATTATAGAACGTTAGTGTTTGGCTTCCAGATCCTGGTACATAGATATAACCCCAGTATTTAACCAATACCTGTTCCGATCTACCAGAATTTAATACATTTCCTAGACCCCAACTGTGATTGATGGCTGTGACTGTGCCAGAACTTAATACTGTAGGATAAAATAGTGTGCCTGTACCATAATATGGCATGTTAGGATACGCACCCGTGCCCCTATATGTTTGATAGTATAGATCAGCCCAAGCATTAAGACTTAGCAATAAAAGGAAAAATAAACTAATTCTGTGTAGCATTGATTATAGTGTTTCCGCCAGTATTAACTCGGTTTTTTATTTCTACTGGACCTTGAATTTGTGTAATGGTTGTATTTTGATTTTTTGGTGTAGTAATACATTGTATATCACCATTGCTTTCACGGCACAAAGTAACATTATTATCATCAACTTCAACCACAACTCCAGAAGTTGGAACGTAATCTGGTAAAAGTCCTGATTTTGTTTTACGAAGTAAATCTAATTGTGCAGCTAATTGAGCATTAATAATGTCTAATATATTAGCCAAAAAATCTTGATCAAGAAAGTTACGGCTTAATTTATCCTGATATATCTCTTTTTCTTGTTTTTCAAAAGCATTCGTTAAACCTTGTTCTCTTAAAAAATCAACATCAAGAGCTCCTTTCATATCTTTTTTCTTTTCATTTTTATCTTTATCAGTTTGCATTAGTTCTTTTGGTGGAGATAAAATAAGAATATTAGAAATTTGATCTTCTGTAAGATTCACAATTATGGGTTTAGATGGTTTTGTTTCTTTTGATTCAACTCGTGTGGCTTGAAATGCTTGATTCATAATCACGGTACCTTCATTAGTAGCAACCGATATTTCACCTGTAATACAATCTTTCTTTACATCTTGCCAATCTTTACGGCAACTTGGTAATAAAATAATTGTGCTACGACCTAGTTCATCAACTGTGGCTGTAAAATCAGTACCACGAACACCAATCGTAGCTGATGGTGTATTAACTGAAACAGATTGTGGATTATTATGTGCAATTTGACCTGAAGCATAACGAACAGTTCCAAGTGCTACATTAACCGCTAATTTACCACCCTTTTTATTGTTTGGGTCATAAACAAATTCATCAATGACTAATTTAGAATTTTCGTTGACTTGAACTTTGGTTTCATCAGCAAAAGTAATGCCAACTTTACCTTGTGTAGTTTTGATAGAATCTGCCATCTCAACACCGGTACCTTTGGCACCGGTGAGAGTGGAAGATTTACGAAGGATGCTTGGCGGAGTATTTACTTGGTCTGTGATATTACCAACTGCCGCCAAGGCTGATGAACAACCACATAGTAAAAGAAATAATGTAAGAGTGTGTTTCACATCAAACTTATTAGTTACCTGTTGTGATATTCCATATATTACCACTTCCAGAACTCAATACATTAACGGTCGTATCAATAGTTCCAGATTGAGTAATGCCAAATGTATTACTTGAACCGGTTAAGTTAAGTGTAAATGCGTGACCATTTACACCAGCTGTTCCTGTCTGCGTAAGAGTAATACCATTGCTTGCACCAAGTGTTGTAATATTATTTGTAGCCTTATTACTTGAAGTGGTTTGTGTTAATGAATTGCTACCACCACCAGTCATAGAAATATTATTTACAGTTTCATTAGCATTAATCGTAGCAGTAATACTGTTACCTGAACCACCAGATGTTACGGCTGTGAAATTATTTTTACTTCCTAAAACATTCAAGTTAATACTAGCTGAGTTACCGGTTTGTCTTACATCAATAAGGTTAGAACCGGATGTTCCTGTTCCAGCGTTATTAGAATTAATTGTGGCTGTACCAGAATTACCAGTTACATAGTATGTCAAATCAATACCATAAGCACGACCTGTAGCTATTGAAGCATTAAAGCCTAAATTCAATGTATTGGTTGAACCAATTTGTTGAATATCAATTGAGCTTGAGCCGCCATATAATTTAGCTGGTGTTGTATTTCCTGTTCCTACACCTTGAATACCACGCACCACATTACCTGCGCCTGTTTGTGTTATATCAATTGTAGAATTATCTCCACTTTGGTCAATGTAGATACTGTTGTCAGCACCAAACACATTAACACTTATCAATAAAAACATAGCCATGAACAGATTGAATATCTTGTTCATTCGTTACTCCTTTTTTTCGGGTGCAACATATGTGACCGCAAAATCCCAAACACCCTTTTTTTGTCCTTCTTTAATTAATTCAACCACAGCGGCTTCAATTGCAGCTTTTACTGCTAAAGTTCCTGGCTCATTGACAGTTAGTCCACTTTCAAATTCAAATGCTTTTGTTCCGTTTTTTACAAATTTTAATACCGCTAAACTATCAGAAGCTGAATATATAATTTTTTGAGTGGTCACAGATACCAATACTTTACCTGTATTAACACTTATTGCTCTTAAACTAATAGTTACAATATCTTCTGAATATTGTGTTTGTGGTCCTATACCTAACATTCTCGCAGCTGAACCACCACTTTTGGTACTTGAATCATAACCAACAATAGATCCTTCAATAATCATACCTGCAAACATCATTGGTGCCAAAGGTTTAGCTTTATCACCCTCATAAGCTTCACGCATTTGGCGAATAATCATTCGTTCTTTGGTTAAATTATCAATGCCAACTCTTTCAACCACATCAAACCATTCACCACGACCCACATCTTGTAAAGCTTTAATAAGAAATGATTCTGCACCTTGTGTAACGGCTGTTGATAATTGAGCCATTACGGTACTTGGTCTTCTTTGACCGGTTTTGTCAGAAAAATTATAAACAGCTACTGCTATTTTTTTACCATTTGGTGGTGGTAAAATATCGAATTCTTTTTGCATTAAGTTTTTAGTAACGGTTGGTTTTTCAGGTTCAGTTATGACCCTCGTGGTAGCACAACCTGTTAAAAAAACTAACAGTAATAAAACAAACATATTTTTCATTAGAATTGAAATGTTCCTAATGGTATTGTTATATTTGTTTGTGTTCCTATTGTATCAGTTACAGTTAAATAAACATTAGAACCATCTTTAGTCCAAAACATCACGTTGCCTTCAAAATTTAAAGTGCCAGAATTAGATCCGCCATTTGCAAACATAGCCGTTGCTAAGTTCTGACTAATCTGTGCATAAATTCGTGATTCTAAATTGTTTATAAACTTTTTTAAGTTCGTATTTTGAGCATCATTTTTAGCTTTATCTAAACCAGCTTGTATTTCTTTTTTAATAGATTCTATACGATTATGTTCTAGATTTTCAATTGTCAAAACGTGACTAGAGTATCCGTTACCATTAAATGCCGGACTCTTAAATGTATAATCTGGTAGTGGAGCTGAACTAACTTCTTTGCAAATGAAAAATAATAAAATACCAGCAATAGATAATTGTATTAAAGTTTTCATGTTTTTTTTTATTTACATGTTTTGAATGAAACTTCAGGGGCAATTACACTTGTGGTGTAAGGAATATAGATAATAAAACTTTTGATTATCTATTTATGTAAATATTTGACCAAATCGGTCTAATACTTTTTAGATTTACCTTCTAGGTATATTTTTTCTTGTTTTTTTTGCCATCTTTTAATGGCACGATTTTTTGCTACTTTACGAGCAACCGATGGCTTCTGAAACTCCATTCGGTCTTTAACTTCTTTCAATAAACCTGAATCTTCTACTTTACGTTTAAAAAGTCTAATTGCTTTTTCAAAAGGCAATTTCTCATCTAGTTCAACTTTAAGTCCAAATGTTTTTTTTGCTTTATTAAACTTCTTAATCATTCTTTAATTTAGTTTTTTTCAAAATATATCGTTGAATTTTAGCTTTTACTTTTTTGGCACTTGTTTTTTCTAACAATTCAGTCAACTGTTTCAAATTTAACGGACCTAATCTTGTTTTTCCGCTTTTTGTCATCATAGGATTCGCTTTTCTGCGACCTGGATGAATTTTACCTTGTCCTGCTTGTGTCATAATTTATTTTCCACAAAAAGATTCTGTATTTATCCTAAAAAATCAACTTTTTGAACTGAATCCCAGCGAAAACTTCGCCAAGCATTGTTTTCCATGTCAAAAACCGGCAAAACTGCATCATTTTTTGCATTTCCGCTACCTTTGGGCATTTTATCAGCTGGGATTTTGTCTTCGGAAAGTGTGCAAATCAGTTTTCGTTCAGTTCCGTCTGCTTTTGTGAACACCACATTTATAATTCCACGGCGGAGTTCGTGTATAATCTGATTTTTTGCGTCTTCGGTCATAAAATTATACATTATTTTTGTATTTCCTTCATTTCAGCAACCATATTTTTAAACATGGACATTATTTGCTTGATTTGAGCGTTTGGATCAGGAACTTTTTTCTCAACACAAAGTGTTCGGTAATAAACTTTGTCTCCAGTGAACTCACTTTCTTTAATTTTTGATGATAATGCTTGGCATGCAGCCATAGAATCAAAGGTAAATCCCTCTGTTATACCTGTGGATGTAATTAATAATAGAGCATAAACGGTATTCATAGTTGTTTCTCCACGATAAAAATACAAACAGCTGAAATAATGATGGTCATTAATATAATTATATCTTCGTTTTTCATTGTTTTTTTCCTAAAAAATTGGCCAAATGGCAAATATAAGAATTGAACTAATTATTAGAGCAAAAGCAACTAATATAATAATGTCTTTTTTATTCATTGTAATGTCACCGGTTGTATAACAAATGGTTGAATTTCAAGCACATGTTCCAATAATTTTTTATATTCTTCGGATGTGCCAGCTGATTCATTAAACATATACACACGACCAGAAATAACCGCTGATAAGTTTAATGGTGAAAGTTTATAATCTTGAAGTAGCTTCCATAGAAACTCATCTACTTTGATAGAAACTTCTTCTAATTGTTTTTGTTCTGTCATACATCACCTGTTCATAATAAAATAAAGTGCTAGTTTATTTGCGTTTTAAAGATTCATTATAAACTAGCAAAGCATTCATCTTGCGGCAATTTATAGCTCTCTTTTATAGTCATTAGCTAAAGGATGCAAATGCCCTCTAATGTGGACTTCGAAAACGTTTTAAGTTTTCGATGGTTGGATTCTCAACATTACCGATGCACCGGTAACTGACCCATCGGAAGCTGCTTACAAGGAGCGACCCAGTATTAGTCCGCATATATTTTATTGATTGGCTGAGAATCCATAAAACATTCTATCATAAAAAAGTTTACCTGTCAAGCTTTTTCTTGGTAAATATTTCATCAAATTTAGGGTCACTTACACTAATCATATTGTGTTTTTCCAATAATGTAAGTGTCTGTTCTATACCCAAATTCACACCATCACCTTTGCCCGAACGATAGGCACAGTAACCAATAATTAAACAACCTGCTAAATAAACCCATTCTATTTCCATATTTTCTCCTTTATATGTGCGTATATGGTAACCAATTGTTTGCCTTTTTAATTAAACGGCGGCGAATGTGATTCCATTCTAATCCTTTAAATGTTCTTGTATAATACTTATATGAGTAAATATACTTACGCCTTGAAATCGTTTTAAGCACCGAATATGGATTTTCATTAGGATAATAATATCTTATTTCCATAGCTATATCATGGCCAAATGCGTCTATTTCATCTAATTCAGAGAAATAGTGAATGTCTTTATTGTCAATGTTCATATCATAATAATTTCCATCTAAATGATCTGGAAATTGTGATTGATGCTGATGTATTAATTCGTGCTGTAGCACCTGTCCCACCAAAAAACGAAAATTTTTCCAATTATTTTTCCAAAAATATTTTCCATGTGTCTTTGGTGAAAAATGTAAATGTATATGTATGGGCTGATAAACTTTATCATAGTAAAATTCACCACCTACAGCCAAATCGGTCTTGTCTAGGGTGTTATCGGTCTTGACATTGACCTTGACATGGAATGGCTTCAATACCTTTTGTAGGTTACTGGCAATCTCTTGGTGCCTTTGACAACCTACAAACAACTCTTGATGTTCATCAAGTCTTTGAAATATTTCGGTACAAAGGTACACCAGCTACTACTCCCTATTTTTTAGTAAAGAAGGTATCCACCAAATACAATCCCAACGCAAAACACAAAAATTAATTCCCATGGATTATATAGATTATAACCGAGCATGGTAAAGTAAGTATAACCTTTTCTTAAGAAATTTTTTAGTTTCATTTTTCTTCCTTTTTCATGTAAAAATGATCATGTGCATAGATCGCTGTCATGATACCCAAAGCACCACCAATCATGGCCACAAATAAAGTATTGATATTTCCTGTGGATACTACCTTTACAAAAATAAAGTTAGCCAAAGAAATACCCATGGAAGTCATGGCTGCAGCTATATATTTCGAATGCTGTATATTCTTACTTTGAAAACCTAGCAGTCCCACCATAAAGAAAGCCGCAAAAAACGTCAACACAAGATTCATTTATTTTAAAAATTTTCCTCAGTACCAGTTTCAATAACAATATCATCAAAATAAATGGTCTTACTATCCGAATAGGCATAGAATTTATTGGGCATTTTCACCACATGACCTAGGCCTACTCTTATTTCTTTGTTTGTGAGGTCTTGTTTTCGAATGCAACCAATGGTACCTGAATCTACGAGATATTGGCGTCCATTTTGATCATAAAATACACCATCACCATAGGCAGTATTAAATATTGCAAACTGCCTTCCGTCTGATAGTCTAAACTGTCCTTCTTCGGGGTATTGGTCACCTGCGATGAGGTCACATACCTCTTCCCATTCTTGATCCATGACATAGCTCAAATCTCCAATGAAATATTCACCTTCGGGTAAGATCATTTTGTTTCTCCTTTGATATAGTATTTGCTCCAGTTATACTGTGTTTCTTGATGCCTCTGCCCTTGATAGTGTGTAGGGCCATCGTCATAGGGTAATTCAAAGTGTTTGCGTATATTTCTGGAATCACTCTGTGAACCACACATATTGGCACATTCTTGTCCTATGAGGCGATAGAAGTGGTATAATTTTGTTTGGCAATTCTCATCTTGGAGACCTGCCTCGATTATGCAAGTGTTAAAGTTTTTCATAGGTGTATTCTAACATAAAATGGTGTAAATTTGTGGCAAGTATCCACGAAACGAAAAGTCAAATTTGCTGGAGGTAAAGTATATTATTGGTAAGTATCCTCTAAACAAAAAGTGAAATTCGCCATAGTAATAAGTCTTTTAGGAAGCCGTCAAAAGATGTTAGATAACAGTAAACCTTTTTAGAGGACTCCTTCCAACTGTCTGGAACGCTTTTTTTGCTGGACTTTATTCAACGCTATAGATTCTCTCAAGTTCCAATAAATCTTCTATCTTTAATCCATATCGATCTGCGACCAATTGATAGTCTTTTGTGGAGGCCAAATCCTCCAATATATTGGTAAGCAGTTCTTTCACTCGTCCCATGGTGCCACACCCTCATCGATATCTGGTCCATAGAATCTCGGATCTGCCATCAAATTTGGTAAAAGAATTAGTTCCTCCCACATGGCTTCGATGACCTTCTCGTTTTCTTCTTTGGCAGCAATTCTGCATTCCATATTTGCAAGTTCTAAATCCTTATTTGAATACATCATCGAGTTTTCTCCTTGATTAATTGTGATCTTGGCTTGCCAGGCACAGGGTCGCCTGGAAACACACAATGAATGTTCCTGTATTCAGGATACTGGCGCATCGCTTCTGCTACTCCTTCTGTGCAATTCGTGTAAATTCCAGGAATCTCCCGAGGCCCACCTTGATCGCTGTAATTTGGTTGTAACCAAACATAAACCACATATTCTAGCATGCGTTTTCTCTCGCTTTTACACGAGTTTTCTCCAATTGTTGGAACAGTATGTATTTAGCACGATTCATGTATTGGCGAGCGGTCTCGGTGTCTGGTTGACCATACTCTCCAGAGATCACCTCCTGAGCGTCTGAGAGCATACCAGCAGCGAGCATGAGTGGATCATGAGATTCTTGTAGTGCTAAATCAATGGCGGCCGCGGTGCATCCGTAGGCCTGGCATTCCCATTGGTATTTTTCTTGTGCTGTTTTCATATTTTTGTTTCCTTTTTTATTTTCTATGGAACCAGGATATCATACTTTTGCCTTTTTGTCAAGCCCTTTTTGCACTTTTTTGAGTATGGCTCTAAGCTCTTGATTTACATCAGCATATTGAGGTTTCTCCGCATGGAGGTCCGCTAAGTATTTGATTATATTGAGTTCTTTTTTGGTCAGATTAATGAGCATTGGCGATCACCTCACCGTAATCAATGGTAGGTTCAGGCACCACGATACCACCTTCGTATTCCAACTGGCTGCGTTCAAAGCATGATAACCAATCATCTTCTTGAAGGTTATAATCAATGATTTCACGGCGGAAGTAATTGTTATCCAAATCTTCAATATCAGAGCGAACCGCCTCTACAATCGTGGCTGGGTCAACTCCCTTTGGAAGGTTGGTGACTTTAATACTTGCGCCACCTTTCATCTTCCAATAATATTCTCCGGTGAACCCGTTATGGGCTGCATAATTTTCTCGGTCTTGCGTATCAATCACTAGCATCATATTCTATTTCCTTTTGTATTTTATAGGACCATTATATCACATTCCCGATAAAAGTCAAGCATTATTTGCTATTGATAATCAAGAGCTTAGCATTAGCATAAGCCATTGATTTACAAATAAAAAAAAGAGGCGCCCAAGTGTGAGTTGATTGGCGCCTCTGGAACATTGATACCATAACCCGTTCAATGAAAGGTTCAGAAGTGCCAGGTGACCAGTCTGGACCACTATGGCTGTAGTAATATTGATATGGTCAGAATTTATAAAACCATTATACACCAACCACAAGTAAAAGTCAAGCCCTCCTTATAAACATATAAAATGGATCAATTCTCCTGTTAAGTAATTAACATATGATATGGAGTAATTCTCCTGTTAAGTAATTAACATATGATATGGAGTAATTCACCTGTTAAGAAATACATTCCTTTACAAATCAACAGCTTAGCGCTAACCCATTGATTCCATTCGCTTTATAGTGCTTGACATTTTTGCCGTTTTATGATAGAATGAACTTATAAACTAAAAAAAGGAGATAAAAATGAGTAATATCAAAGACCTAACCAACCAATTATGCGCCATACTCAAGGCCAACTATTATAAGAATGGTTCAACCCTTGATTATAACTGGATTACCGAAGAGGGTAATCGCTACATCAAGATCATCATGGTCAATAATCAACGCTCTGTCCATGCTTTCGTGGATAAGAGTAATGGTGACCTATACAAGGCCAAGTCATGGAAGAGCCCTGCCAAAGGTGTTCGCTTTAACCTTGTAAATGACATTGAAAAGCTTAAGATTATAGCCGATTGGGCTGGTGGTTACCTTTACAGATAATAAGGAGATAGAATGAAGAAAAAGAATAAGAATATCGTATTAACAAAAGAAGAAGATTGTAGCATAGAAACCATTGAAGCTTTAATTGAAATACAAAAAGAAAAGGAAAGAAAGCGTGGACCAACCGACGCTGAATTAAAGAAGATAAATCGCATGAGGTACCTATTCCATGGGAAGGAGTCCGCTGATGTTTATACCATGCCTCTGAAAGACCTATTCAAGTTGGATGAAGATATAGAGGTTCAGGATACGGCCTGCGATAGTTTTGATGACTACAATGCAGCCAATCGGATTGATAGGACTTTTTACTAGGTCACCAATTCCCTCCACGATCATAACCAGGCGGTAACTCGTCTAGGTCATGTATGGTCGGAATCTCTACAGCATAGTCTTCGCCATTCATAGTGGCCAGTGGTGTACCAAACTGACGGCGCTTTGCAGCCGCTTCAGGCGTTTGGTTATACTCTGTAGCCACTCGGCGCATGGCCTCTCGCATGGCCTCTGTTGGTTCTTTGTCTTTACTTGCACACGATTGAGAACAGTAAGGGCCTTTCTTACGATATTCTTTATCGCAAAACTTACAATTTTTTAGTTTATAGACGCCTGGCATTGTATCTCACGGATCCTAGTGGTTATTTTCCAGATTGGTTACTACCTCATGGGAGAATACTACCACCTAGTTTTAATTTGGCAGGGATTTCGCCCGCCGATGGCAATACTCTCCCATGAGGTGATTACCTACTTATCTATACTATTCCTCACCTTCTCAAACACCTCTTTACGGTCACTAAACTTATATGAGCCATCAAGTTGCAAAAAGAAGGCTGTCCATCCATGGTTCCCATGGAATGTTCCTGTCACTTTCTGACCGTTAATGGTATCAAAGTATATCCATGGATAATTGGCTGCAAAGGTCACTTGAATACCTAACCTTTGTAACCTGGTTATAAACCTATCTACTTGGTTTCTCATTCCTATTCGGATTCTCTCTTTTACATAAATCTAATTCATATTGTAGGTATATACCATGAGCGGACTCTATACTTCTTACAAGGTCTATCATATCTTGAAGACTATCGGCATCATCTGTATTCCAATCATTTTGGTGTAATACTTGGATGATTTGTTCTTTACTTAATGGTTTCATATTATCTTCATATAATTTACTCATTTTCTCTCCATTCTTTTCTCATGCTCTTATACTGTGAATTCTCAGCGGCCATTCGCCGATACTTTAGAAATATACTTGCGGATTCTGCATAGTGACAAGTGGCATGATCGGATTCTTGCTGCTTGATGGTACGGTTAGGATTATACTTTTTGCCACTATGATGATTGGCATATCGTCTGGCTCTTGTAAATCCCATTTCTAAAAATTTACGAGCCATGTCAGCACCAATGAAATCTTTTTGTTCAAGAAAATTGCAAAACATGGCATATATGGTACGAGCAGACTTTTTGGCGATGGCAGGTGTTTTAAATCTCCAATGGCGGCATATGTCATTGGTATAGGGTCGAACAAGTAGCACACCTTGCTCCCCTCTTCCAATGCGATAGTATGGTCGTTCATCGGTCTTGGTAAAATCTAAGGTTTTATATGGCAGGTCATAATCAAATTCTTTCATACTTTATACCTCTATGTATTTCAAAGTAAATAGACCATGTTGGCCTTCTTTTGGATAACCACGGGGGTTACAACCAATTTTCGTTTCGCCAATGACATACTCACTTGGGTCATGAGTGTGACCATGGATCCAGGCTTTAATCTGTGGGCGATAGGCAATAAACTCATCTAGGTTCGTATGAAAGGCGCCATTACCAATATCACCTGACCACTTCTCATGGCAGGATTGGAATGATGGGCTATGATGTGTAATCACTACAAACTTCTTGTCTTTTGGCTGGGTGACAATGTTAATATACTGGACAGTTCTATCAAATTCTTGTATGGATAGCTGAGGTGTATATTTACGATAGTTCACTCCATCAAAATACTTGATGATTCTCCAGTCGGGCATGAAGTCGGTAACAGCGCCCATAGTCATTGAATCTTCTTCATTCATATTTGTCCACATGGTTCCACCAACAAAGGTGATGTCTTCTATGTTTATGGTTGCATTGTCAAGGATATGTATATTGGGTAGATGGAATAGAGCATCTTCTATATCAGCCACGGTGTCATTAAACAGATAATGGTAATGCTCATGGTTACCAATGACATAGAGCACCTTTGGAAATTCTTTGGAAACTTTTTGGAAAAAATTTGAAAATACTTCTTTGGTGTGTAATTGTTTCGCCACACATATATCACCGGCAAGCACCAATACATCGGCTTGGTTTTCATTGGTCAGAGTGAGGTCGGCAAACTCAAGGTGTAGGTCGGAACAATAGGCGATTTTCATAGGGCTATCCTATCATAACCAATGGGTTATTGCGGCAAACTAATCCCAAAGAGCACGATAATACTTGCCAAATAGGCGGAGACCATTGGCAATACGGGCATTATGGGCGGCTAAACCTTTGCGGTCAACCTTGAGCTTGCGGACTGATTTATTGAGGTTAGATTCTTTATTCGCTTCAGTATGGACATAGAATGGCGCTTCGTGGTCATCCATAGATAACTGTGTGAAAGTCCATATCATCTCATCAAGGATATAATCATATCGCTCAAAGAAAGTGTTGTTGTTATCTTCAAATAGCTTATGGACATCTGAATTGTCTGTTCCTTTGGCACCAACTCTTAATCTTTTTGGTACATCTTCATCAGCAATAAACGGTGCGCCATGTTTTACTCGTTTGAGCTCTTGTAGAATAGGTAAAATAATTGGTGATAGGGTATGCTGAAGTGACCAGGCATCCCATGGATCAATCTTAATATACTTGATGTCACGATTGATAAAGTTTCTGACGGCAAAAAGACCATCACAAAATGGTGCCAATACATTAACCAAAAATTTAACTATAGGCTCATTATATTCAATATCAACTGCCTCTCGCCAAAACATAACTTTCTCTATGATGGTGTAGGGTGATAACCAATTATCTTTGGATTTATTTGTATAGATTTTCATTATTTTTTACTCCCAATCATAAGTATTTTACAAATATGTTCTAAGCGTTCTACATGCTCAAAGGCATCCCATGGTGTTTCGCCAATGGCTACAACACCGTGATTTGTGATACCTACAATATCATAGGTATTTCCTATATTCTCATAGCAAGCGTTAGCTAGTTTTTGTCCCATTGGAGGCAATTCACCTACATTTGGTGCCACTTTTGTGTAACGAGAAAGTTCTGGAAAAGACCAACTGATTTCGTTTAAGTCATACCTAGCAAGCATGGCAGCTATAATATAGGTTGGATGTAAATGCAGGACTACACGATCTTGATTGTTTGCATTTTTTTGAAGTTTGGCATGAAGTGCAATTTCACCACTTGGTTTTCTGTATGTATTTTCTGTAATGTCCATCCAACCAGCATCAATCCAATCAGAATCGACTAATTGAATTTCACGAAAAGAAAATAAATCAGGTGTCAGGTCTTGTTTTCGAACACCACTTGGTGTGATGAAAAAAGTGTTCTGCTTGGCATAGCGAACACTTACATTTCCATCTCGACTTGTAATCCAATTTCGTTTGTATGATTCTTTCAGAACATCACAAACTTCTTGTAGCATTACTCTTTTACTCCATAGATTAATTGCATGACATCATGCACACAATCATCAATTGGATTGTGCTTGGTAATATGTATATATGGGTCATAACCAAAATAATTTACTTTACAGTAACCATTGGTTGCATTTGTAAGAAAATCTATGGCTGTTCTTACATCTCGCCATCTTTTAAATGGAAAAATTGGTTCTATTTGTAATTGTTCTTCCATAGAATCAAGGACTAATTGATCTAAATTACCACGAGCCCATACATAAGAGTTGGGTTCATTTTTACTCTCTGCCCAGCGCCTCATTCTTTCGTAGCCATTTTCAAACTTTTCATCGATGGCAGGGTTTGGTTTAAATGATTTAGTTTTGACATGCTCACATTGTTTTGCCCACCATTCCATGGTGGTACGACCAACACTACGGTTTAATCTTTTGATTTGGTCAGAAGCATCAAACTTACAAAAAAAAGTATTATTTCTTAATTGTTGTGGTGTTGGTTTACCATCAGGATCAAAATGGATGCAGGCCATGGATAGAATCACAGAATTGGATTCTTTACCAAGCGTTTCTACATCAAACATGAACATTACACACGATTTCCTTTTTGCAGGTTATCTTCTTTACGAATTAACCGACAATTATCAACCGTTGTTGGTCCACCTAAACTAAAAGGAACTATGTGGTCAGCATGCCATTTTTCCGTATCATTGATTTCTGATTCTGGAATAATTTCACCGTCCAAAGTTTTACCATTTTGGCGTTCCCATGCTTCATATCGTTGAACCTTTGTAAATATTCTGTTAGGATCTAATCCAAATTGTTTAGAGATATGCGGACATTTTTCCAAATCTTTTTTAATGGCATTATATCTAGCTTCTAAATCAGATTTTCCTGAAGACATAGAAAGTCCTTCATATGTATGGTCGCCTCTAGTATTAGAAAGTAAAATTTCTTTACTTCCTAATCGTTTAGATTCAGTTTTCATAAACCACTCAATAAATGATTCATCATTCTCAATTTTATTTCTACTCATGTGAATAGCAAATAATCCCATGAATAGGTTTAAGAATGTTGATGGATTTATCTTTTTACCACTATACAAACGACACAAAAGGTTAGCGTGTTCAACCATCTGACGACCATTTGTACCTGGTTTTTTAACCCAAGCTTGATAGGTCGTAGAGTTATCTGTATATGCTAAGTTCATGTCATTTTGCGTTACGCCGTTAGCTGGACCATAAGCAAAAATAACTGCACATTTAACCATCAATTCATCAAATTTGTAATGTATATTATTTGAATAAAATTTGTTTTTTTCTTCAAACTTGCTAGAAATTTCTCTTATTTCGTCAGCCATTTTAACTAATAAAGCATTACGCTTTTCTTGGTCTTTTAATGGTTGACCTTCATTAACATAATAGAATAAATCAGAAACTTGTGCTCTAGTAGATAAATCATATTCACAGATTCTTATAAGCACATTTTTTTCAATAAACTCTTTAAGTTCAATTGGATGGTTTTTCATTAGATTGTTTTTTTTATCAATCGTAACGGCTGGAATATCAGGTAATATTAACGTGCCATGAGCAATACCTAATTCATTGTTTAAGTATTTTCGTATTGATGTGGTACGGTTATTACCATCAATAGCTAAATACTCATATCCTTTTTCAATCCATGATTGAAAATATTTGTATTCTGGAGAATCTTTAACACATAATTCTAAACAGTTTTTTAGGTTTGCGATAATAATAGGATTGGGAGCAAATCCAACCACAACATTTCGCATATATTCGGCACCAGAATTTTCTTTCCAACAAGCATATCTGTTAAAAGATACATCTAGAGCTACTTTCTGTAAAAAATGAGAAATTTTCTGACTTGTTAGAGGCCAGTCGCGGTATTCGTATTTTGTATATAACATTGTAAAACCTTTCGTGTAAATAAATTTATAAAAAGTTGCTACATTCTCATTGAAAGTATAAACTTTATAAGAGAACATATACAATTATACAGAAATTTGTTATTTTATGTGGCAAACATGTATTTTTTTTGTTTTAATTGCCGTTTTGATAGATTAATTTAATCTTTTGTTGGATCTTTGAGTATAATGGTCACCGGTGGTTGTGCCATTGCTTCTTTAATGGCATCTTCAAGTGATTGTCCTGAGCGACCACGCATTTTAGCACGAGCTTCTCGCTTCATGCGGTCTAGCTCACCGGGCATTAGAAATGGTGGCTCATCATCATTCGATGGAAACCAATTATTTGTCATATGTAAAGGTCAAGTTCATAACCAAGTAAATTGATATTTAAAATAAAAGTCTTAAATCGATAAGATAAATGAAAACGAATCCATTGTGTGGTATCTTTTACCAACTGCACATTCAAACAACCAAAGCTTTGGAACCAATAACTTCTCCATCCTTGAACATTTGTTTCACGGGTAATCTTCATATCTATTTTAATCATATTGCTATCCTATCATAATTATTAAATAAATGAGGCAACTATCTACCACGCCCAGCTGATTTTTTGGCAGGTTTGTGTGAAATGACTTGGTCTTTTATGACACCCTTGCCTGTATCCAAGTCTTTCTTTTTCTTGCCGATGTTTTGTTGTTCGTTTTTCTTTGCTAATAATTCTTTGAGTGTATCAGCGTATGCCATATTTTCTCCTTGACTTATCCAATTAGAATCCCACATTTCTTTATATGGGTCATCTTTGATGAAATCTTCTTTTTCCCACTTCTTAAACATGTCTATTTTTTCTTGAGGTATAGCTAGTTTTTCTTTTGGCTTGTTTTTTTCTTCAACATAATTAGTTACCTTTTCAACTACTGTTACCGCCACAGATATTGGGTTTAGATAGTCGGCGGGTGATTTAGTTGGTGTAGCATCAGCCATATACATCATACCAACTGTTGCAACTTCAAGTATCATTTAATTTCTTCTTTATGTGAATGAATTTTATTTTCTAATTTAACAATGTGATTATTAAATACGCCAGATATGGTACCACGAACATTACTATCAGATATAATATTAATTGCACCATTCATGTCTGCTTTAAAATTATTAATCATTGTTAGAAACTCTTTAAGAATATCTAATTCTTTAAACTGATTTACATTTGGTTTTGAATGAATTAAACTTCCTAGCATTTCATTTTTAGACATAATATCCCCAGCCAGTTTTTTGTTTTTTATTTTTTGAGTAATTACTTGCTGCTGATGAACCATATACAATACTTGATAAAATGACTGTGGCTGCCCATGCTTTCCATGTGTATGGAATTTCCGTATGAAATAATATATTTAATGACCAAATAATGGCAAAAGGAATAACCGCAATTAAACTAAACAACAATGTTGTTGCTAATAATATTTTTACTACTTTCATGATCAATCTCCTATGTGTTTTTAATGTTGTTATTGAATCACCCAAATATAAGTTGCAAAAGTATTTACAATTGCAAAATATAAATTATGTATTAATAAAGGTTTATTAAATTGTTTAAAATAAAACTCATGGACTAATATGCAATGAGCTATAACCAATCCAGGAAATGCGTATTGTATACCTGGTAGTTTAAGTGAAATAAATGTACCTGAAATAATGAATAGTGTTGTCGCTATCCATTTTATATCAAAATCTTTCATTTTACTATCTTTCTACATTCAGCATAAGCTTTTCGGTCATTTACACTTATAAGTTTTGAGTGTGATTGCTTTTGACACCCTTCAAAACTATTAAATTCTTCGGTGTATAGTGTTTGGTGATTTAACACCACAATCAATACCCATGTAATGGTCATTAACTTGATATATCCTTATAAAATTAATTCTGTTAGTCCTGCATTTTCACCCATTATGCCTTTGAAAAAAGTATTAAAGGCTAATGAAATTCGTGTGTTATCGCCACCCTTGTTTTCAACCATGTGTGTGGTACTTGATGGAAATAAAATAATCATACCAGTTTTTACAGTATAAAACCATGATTCTGAATTGTACCAATTAAATTCGGTTGGAACTGGTTTAATTTGTTGATACCCTTTTTTCTGAAATGTAATTTTGTCATACTCATCATTTGCATTGATGTATAATACACCAGAAATAAAACTGTTTGGATGTTCATGGCTGTGATGCCATTCTTTTTCTTTAGTGTAATTTGTCCATGATTGTGTAATATATGGCACCATTTCATATTTTGGTACATATATTCTTTTAACAAATTCTGTTACATGAGCTGTAAGAATATTACGAACACCTTCTAAACCAAGTTCATTAAGAATATAATTATTAGCACTTGTAATGTTACCAGCATTAGGCACAGTTTTCTTTTCGGCGTTTTGAAAGATATTCATTTCTGAATCTGTAAATGGCCTATC